ATTGCTTTAACCAATATTACGCAACATACGGATCCTAAGTATTTAAGAAGCGATGCTGATGATTCTTTTAGCGGCAAACTTACCGGCACAGGTACTGCAGAAAACTTAAAAGTAGGGGGGATTAGAGGAACTACCAAAGGATCTCAAACCGGCGAGTATATTCACCTTTATGAAAGAGTTCATATTGGAGGACCAAGCGGCTGGGGTGCTGCAACCCATGGTGCACCAAGCAATGGCCTTGGAGTTTGGGGATCTATTGATTTAGGCATGAATGGTACCGGTGTGCTGCAAATGGATGGAACTACTGTTTTGACAGCAGCTAGAGTTTTACAAAACGTAACTAATGCAAATTGGGATGCTGCCTATACATACTCTCAAGTAGGGCATCTGCCATTGGCAGGCGGTACACTTAGTGGGGATTTAACAGTTGGTGGAGGAGACATTATTTTATCAGGAACAGGCAGAATACAGGGAGTTGATACTGTAAATATAGATACAGATGCGGCTAATAAGCTGTACGTTGACACAGCTGTCGCTGGTATAACAGATAATAACTGGTATGTAACAGACGCAGCATTTACTTCAGGGACCTTAAGTATTACTGGTAATAATGCAGCGGTTGGGGCTAGTATTTCTCTTGATGGCAGATACGCGTTGTTATCACATACACACGACGACAGATACTATACGGAGACTGAATCAGACAACAGGTTTGTAAACGTTTCTGGCGATACAATGACTGGTACGTTAAATATAGGTGCCGCTAGTACAGATGGAGCTGGTATACATCTTATATATAGTACTACAGTTCCAGAAATTAGAATACAGGCAGGGGAAAACGGCGCAAGTGCTTTTAGTATATACAATACTGCTACATCTCCAGATTCGGAACAATTTTTTATAAATAATACTTTATCAGCCTCTCATCTAGGTAACGCAAGGGGAGCTTTAAAATTAGAAACTAGTTCTGGAGTTGTTTTAACTCTAAATGGAACCGCTACAACTTTGGCGGGAGATTTAACCGTTAGCGGCGGTGATATAATTCTTAGCGGGACAGGTAGAATTCAAGGTATTGATACTGTATCAGCCAACACTGATGCTGCTAATAAGTTATATGTTGACAACGCTGTTGCAGGCGTATCTTACACGCATCCAACACACCCAGGTGATGATATTAATCTTGACACTGGAGCTTTGACGGGTGCTACTGTAATTAGTGATTTAGATTTCAATATTACGACTGATACGTTTGGGCACGTTACTGACGCTAATGCAACATATTCAACTAGAAACTTAACTGCCTCTGATGTTGGGGCTACACCTCTTGACGATATTCGTTCATTAGGAGTGCAAGCATTTACTGGTACTTCAACAACTGCTGGGTTAGTATCTGAAATGGAAAGTGACGGAGCGTTTGATTCATACAGCTCAGTATTTAAAACCTCTTGGGATTATGCTGGAAACTTTGACTTAACAGACGCTGGCAGGTTTACTGAAACTGCTGGTACGTCTTGGATAACTTGGACTGATAATTCATCTGATTCTACAAGAGGAAATATTACAGCATTAGCAATTGCACCAAACACTGGAGGGTCTGCTGGAAAAGTTTTTATATATAACGACCAAGGAAGTACCTATAACCCTGGGTGGAGAGAAGTTTGGACTTCTGCTTCTGACGGTTCAGGCTCAGGCCTTGATGCTGATTTGTTAGATGGACAGCAAGGAAGTTATTATTTAGCTTGGGGTAATTTAACAGGGGTTCCAAGCACGTTCACTCCGTCTGCCCATACACTTGATTCGCATTCTAACGTAACTATTACAAGTAACTCCTCTGGAGAAATCTTGAAATGGAATGGTAGTGCTTGGGTAAACAATACACTAGCCGAAGCTGGTATTGCAGCTGCATCGCACACTCACGATGATAGATATTATACAGAGACAGAAATAGGAAATTTCTTCTCTGGAACCACTGCAATAACAGGGTACAGTAAGACAAACTGGGATGCGGCATATAATTGGGGTAACCATGCATCAGCAGGATACGCTCCTCTTGCATCCCCAGCTTTAACCGGCACACCTACTGCTCCAACTGCAACCTCTGGTACAAACACAACTCAATTAGCCACCACTGCGTTTGTACAGACTGCTGTATCAAACCTTGTCGACTCTGCTCCAGCTACTCTTGACACGCTTAATGAGCTTGCTGCTGCACTCGGTGATGACCCCAACTTTGCTACTACTGTAACAAATAGTATTAGCGCTAAGGTTTCCAAGTCTGGCGATACAATGACCGGTGCGCTGACAGTTCCTGATTTGACAATAGGTTCTGGTAATAGAATTAAGTTTGCTAATGACGATTACATAAGGTATGATGACGCTAATGGAGTCGGAAGATTTCATTTTGATGCTGATGGCGGAACAAACAATGCATCTGTACAAGCTGCAACATTTGTAGGCGCTTTAAGTACTACAGGAATCAGTGGTAGTAATTACAATATCACTGGAGTAAATCAATTAGAAATTAATGACCCCGGCGAAGGTATTTTATTTGGCGGGGGAGCAAACAATGTTACACTATATGCTATTGACGATTCTACCGATAACAAAATAAATTTTGGCGGGGCATCTGAGCTTCAAGTAAACGGCAGCAAAGTATTTCACGACACTTATCACCCAAATGCAGATACCTGGACCACAGCTAGAACTATAACAATAGGAAGTACGGGTAAATCAGTAAATGGTTCTGTAAATGTATCCTGGAGTTTAGCTGAGATTGGCGCTCAAGCCGCTGGAACATATAATACAATTATTGGTACAGATGCAGATATTTCATATACAGGGGCTACTGTATTGTCGTCAATGACAATGACCGACGGTGTTATACAATCTCATTCTCCTAGAACCCTTACACTTGGAGATTTAGGGTATACAGGCGATACAAATGCAAATAACTATATTCACCCCACACATCCTGGAGACGATATCGATTTAGATACTGGAGCTTTATCGGGAGCCACTGTTATAAGTGATTTAGACTTCAATATTACCACAGATACATTAGGTCACGTTACTGATGCAAATGCAACGTACTCTACTCGAAATTTAACCGCTTCAGACATTGGAGCAGCAGCATCATCTCATACTCATTCAGCCTCTGACATTACAAGCGGCACTTTAGATTCAGCAAGAATACCTTCGCCTACAAATGGTGATTGGTGGAATAATGGATATGTAAAAGTTCTTACCGATGGCGTAATGGAGGGCGGTAAGTATTTTGATATGCATGCAACTGATACTGCCACGTCAGATTATGATGTACGATTAACAGCGTCTACGGGATCTTTAGCCATTTCAGGCGACTTAGTTGTTTCAGGCGGCGATATTACGTTAAGTGGTACAGGCCGTATCCAAGGTATTGACACAGTAAGTGCTGGTACTGATGCGGTTAATAAAGACTACGTAGATAATAATTTTGTAGCAGATGCCGACACTCTTTGGTCATTTGATGCCGATGGAGCGGGAACAACACAAAGTGTTACTGTTGGTGACAGTGTTTGGTTTGAAGGAACTAACGGTATTACTTTTGGTTCAGGCACAGGGCCGGTTGGTTTTGATCATCAAGTTTCTGCTTCTCTAGATACAACAGGTGTTACAGCTGGAGGATATACATCTGCTAATATTACAGTTGACGCATATGGTAGAATTACTGCGGCTTCTAGTGGCGGTGGTGATATTACCGGAGTAACCGCGGGTACAGGTTTATCAGGCGGCGGCACATCAGCTACTGTTACATTAAGTCTAGATTTAGGTGAATTAACTGTTGGTGGAACACTTGTTGGTACGGACTACTTAATTGCTGAAAATGGAGGTGTTGATAACAGACAGCTTATATCATCTATACCGCTTAGTATATTTAACAACAACTCAGGCTGGACATCTAATACAGGTACTGTAACATCTGTAGCAGCAACAGCGGGCTCGGGCATTTCTATTACAGGAAGTCCAATTACTACAAGTGGAACTCTTACTATTACTAACTCCGATAGAGGTTCTTCACAAGCTATTTTTAAAAATGTAGCAGTATCGGGTCAATCAACAGTGACAGCAGAGACCAATAACGACACATTGACTTTAGCGACTGAAACGGGGCTAAAGCTATTGACCGACGCACTTACGGATACAATCACTTATAGTCCGCAGATGACGGTGATGGTGACTTCGCACATGGATCACAGTACAAATAACTCAGCTAGCTGGTATTATCTGCCTTTCGTTGGCGAAGTGGAGTCGACTGGAACATCTCTTGCGAGCAGTTTTGTTGCGCCTTTTGCGGGGTATATTAGAAGTATTACCTATAGCGGCGCGGGAAATGGTACGCCAACTTCAGCAACAACTATTAAATATCAAATACTAAGGAATGGTTCTGTGGTTTACGGTCCTACTTCTGCGCTTAGTATAGGGCTTGGAACTTCCTCAGGTAAGTCTTTACATACCAACCTTAATAATACTAATGCCACATTTACTGCGGGACAAAGGATGTCTATTCAGATACAAGTACCTAGCCCCCTCTATAGAGCCATGTTCTCTATAATCCTACAAGAAAACTCGTAGTAGCTGAGATATGACTAAAAAACAACTATATTTACGAATAACTTAAAAAAACAAAATGACAACATTTGATTGGAATTGCAGAACGGTAGACGTGTACCCTACGGACGAGACTTACGCAGACGTAGTGTATAATGTACACTGGATAGTGACAGGAACCTTGGATCAGTTAGACCCGCAGGGGGAACCGCAGTCTATAACGGTTAGCAACATTGGGACACAGATATTGGACACTAGCGACATTACGGATTTCATCCCATTTGAGGATTTAACAAACGAACAAGTTGTTGCGTGGACCCAAGACGCTATGGGGGCCGAGCAGGTTGCTTCAATTGAGGCAAGTGTTGAAAGCCAAATTAATAACTTAATTGTACCTGTGTCAGTAACCAAAACTATTGAATTATAGTAATATTCTTAAAAAATGAGTGATTAATTAATATATAATTAAATCAAATTTAAAATTATGGAAAAAGTTGAAAAAATTTCAGAAGAACAATTACAAAAACTTCAAGAATTTGTAGGTGTAATTAACAAAGCACAAAATGAACTTGGCGGAATTGAAATGCAAAAACATTCTTTATTGCATCAAATTGCAGCTGTTCGAGAAGACTTTAGTAAATTTCAAAAAGAGCTTGAAGAAGAGTATGGAAAAGTTTCAATCAGTATTGAGGACGGAAGTCTAAAACCAATTGAAGAAGAAGCTGATGAAACTAATACGGAAGATTAGTATAGGCAAAGATTATAAGATAGACGCAATGCATTACTCCGTAGGCCAAGAGGTTTACGGAGGGCATTGTATCTGTAATATAATTGAGGAAGAAGAAAAGTATTCCATATACATAGAAAAAAACAAAGAAGTTATCCTTTGGAAAGACTTCAATAAAAATATGGGTATTGCTGTTGAATATAATTTAGATTATTAATGCAATCTGTATATGATTTTATTGTAATGCCAAAGGGCGAGCGTAGTACAAGTAAAACTGAAATAGATGGCAAAGAGCTGCTATTAAATACAGAATTGCAAAATCACCAGTATGTAAACAGGGTCGGTGTTGTACTTAGTACGCCAATCATTGGCGAAACAACTATAGAGCCCGGTGATCAGGTAATAGTGCACCATAATGTATTTAGAAGGTTTTACGACGTGCGCGGGAATGAAAAGAACAGTAAAAGTTTTTTTAAGGAAGGCATGTATTTTGTAAATCCTGATCAGATATTTGCACGTAAAAAACCTATGCAAAATTGGAAACCTATAAATGGTTTTTATTTTGTAAAGCCTTTAAAGAATAATGATACGTTTTCGGGAGAAAAAGAAATTCCGCTAAAAGGTATTGTAAAGCACGGTGACGAGCAAATACCTGAAGGCACATTAGTTGGGTTTTCTCCTAGGTCAGAATATGAATTTATTATAGACGGAGAACGTTTATACCGCGTGCCAAAACAATATATTACAATTAAATATGAATATCAAGGAGACGAAGAAGAGTATAATCCAAGCTGGACATCGAGCGGTTGAGGAATTAATTAAGGTAGCGGAAGAAAAAATAATAACCAATACCGGAGACGACGTTTCTGCAGATAGATTAAAAAACGCAGCAGCCACAAAAAAGCTTGCCATCTTTGATGCATTTGAAATATTAAATCGCATACAAGAAGAAGAGCGTATTTTAGAAAACAAACCTAAAGAAGATGATACTCAAAAAGCTTTTTCAGGTTTTGCTGAACGAAGGTCTAAGTAATGTACGAGCAAACGTTATATAAAATTGTAGAACCTATAAAACTTACCACAATTAATAGATTAAATAAATCTAAAAAGTGGGAATATGGTTACAATAGAGAACACGACGTTGTTGTAATAAGCAAGACTGGTCAGATAGGTGACATTGTAGAAATACAAAACCTGCGCATAGCGTTGCCGAAAGAGCCGAAGTGTATAGCAAAAAGCGAAAACAAATGGACGCCACAGGAGTATCCTAAGGAGCTTAAAAATATTAAGACTATATTCGACTGGGAATCATATCCTGACGAGTTTAAAGACACCTGGGGAGCCTATATTGATGAAGAATTTACACGGCGCGATGAAGGATATTGGTTTTACAGTAATAATGTGCCAACTTATATAACCGGAACACATTATATGTACTTGCAATGGAGCAAGATCGATGTAGGTAAGCCGGATTATCGCGAAGCAAATAGATTATTTTTTATATTTTGGGAAGCTTGCAAGGCTGATATGCGGTGTTATGGTATGTGTTACCTTAAAAACCGTCGTTCTGGTTTTTCATTTATGGCTTCTGGCGAAGTTGTAAATCAAGCAACGATCACAAGTGACGCCCGCTTTGGTATATTATCTAAGTCTGGTGCCGATGCAAAAAAGATGTTTACCGATAAGGTTGTGCCAATATCTGTAAATTATCCTTTTTTCTTTAAACCAATACAAGACGGTATGGACCGTCCAAAAACAGAATTAGCATATCGTGTGCCGGCTTCAAAGCTAACACGTAAATCCATACAGTCAAAAGAGCAAAGACAACAGTTAGAAGGTCTTGATACAACTATAGATTGGAAAAATACAGGTGATAATAGCTATGACGGGGAAAAGTTAAGGCTATTAGTACATGATGAATCTGGTAAATGGGAAAGACCAGATAATATATTAAATAACTGGCGTGTAACAAAAACAACATTGCGACTTGGTTCTCGTATCATCGGTAAATGTATGATGGGTTCAACCAGTAATGCTTTAGATAAAGGGGGTGACAATTTTAAAAAATTGTATTATGATTCAGATGTTACCAAACGAAACGCTAATGGACAGACTCGCTCGGGATTATATTCTTTGTTCATACCTATGGAATGGAACTACGAAGGATTCATTGATACTTATGGAGTACCTGTATTCAACACGCCCCCAGAACCAGTTGAAGCGCCTGACGGAACACTGATAGAAGTAGGTGTAATTGATTACTGGCAAAACGAAGTAAGCGGATTAAAGTCTGACCCTGACGCTCAAAACGAATTTTATCGCCAGTTCCCTCGCACAGAAGAACATGCGTTTAGAGACGAAGCAAAAAATAGTATATTTAACTTAGTTAAAATACATCAACAAATAGATTACAACGGTGATTTACGATACAATGCGCCAACAACGCGCGGAAGTTTCCAATGGAAAAACGGTATTAAAGATTCTGAAGTAGTATTTAATCCTAACCCGCAAGGTAGATTTAATATAAGCTGGGTACCACAACGTGAATTACAAAATAGACAAGTTGTAAAAAATGGCTTAAAATGGCCTGGCAATGAGCACATTGGAGCTTTTGGTTGTGATAGTTATGATATATCAGGTACAGTTGGCGGCAATGGTTCTAAGGGTTCACTTCACGGCCTTACGACATTTAGCATGGAAGACGCTCCGCCAAATACATTCTTTTTAGAATATATTGCCAGACCACAAACCGCTGAAATGTTTTTTGAAGATGTACTTATGGCATTAGTATTTTACGGTATGCCACTACTTGCTGAAAACAACAAACCTAGATTGTTGTATTATTTAAAACGCAGAGGCTACCGAGGCTATTCAATGAATAGACCAGATAAAGTTTGGAATAAACTGTCTACCGCTGAAAAAGAAATAGGCGGTATACCAAACTCAAGCGAAGACATCAAGCAAGCACACGCTGCTGCAATTGAATCATATATTGAAAAGCACGTAGGATTAAAAGAAGATGATACTTATGGTACTATGTATTTTAACGATACATTAAATGATTGGGCACGCTTTGACATTAATAACAGAACAAAGTTTGATGCCGCAATTAGTTCAGGGCTTGCAATTATGGCTTGCAATAGACATATGTATAGACCCATTGGTGAAAGAGAAACACAAAAGTTAAATATAAATATAGGCCGGTATAATAATAACGGTGGAAGATCAAAAATAATAGAGCATTATGGCTGAACCAGTTGTAAAAAGTTATTTTCCAAGCCAAATCGCTAGTGATTTAGAAAAGATTACACCTGAGTATGGACTTAAGGTGGCCAAGGCTATAGAGCACGAGTGGTTTAAACGGGATTCCGGTACTAATCGGTATTATAACAACCAAAATACTTTTCATCGTCGCAGGTTATATGCTCGCGGCGAGCAATCAATCCAAAAGTATAAAGATGAATTATCTATTAACGGTGATTTGTCTTACCTTAATTTAGACTGGAAGCCTGTTCCGATTATACCTAAGTTTGTGGATATAGTTGTGAACGGCATGTCAGATAGAATGTTCGATATTAAAGCATTTTCGCAAGATCCATACGGTATGAGTAAACGTACTGAATATATGGAGTCTGTATTGCGGGATATGCAAACAAAAGAATTAAACAACTACGTTCAAGAAACATTAGGTATTAATCTTTTTGAAAACCCGCCCGAAGAACTGCCTGATTCAAAAGAAGAGCTTGAGTTACATATGCAGCTTAGCTATAAGCAAGCAGCTGAGATTGCTCAAGAGCAAGCTATAAATACTATTCTAAACGGGAATAATTATGATTTAACGCGTCGCAGATTAATATACGACTTGGTTACAGTTGGTATGGCATGTGTTAAAAATAATTTTTCAACAGCACAAGGTGTTACTGTAGAGTACGTTGATCCAGCAGATATTATCTATTCTTATACAGATTCCCCGTATTTTGATGATATTTATTACATAGGTGAAATAAAAACAATACCTATTAATGAATTAAAGAAACAATTTCCAGATTTAACAAATGAAGAACTGGAGGATGTAACAAAACAGGGTATTCAAAATACAGATTTTTATCATAGAACAATGGATGAGACAAATAACATTGACTCAAACTCTGTTCAAATTTTATACTTCAATTATAAAACTTATATGAATGAAGTATACAAGATAAAAGAAACCGCCACTGGCGCATCTAAGATATTAATCAAAGACGATCAGTTTAATCCGCCAACGGATGTATTAGATGGTAACTTTGAAAAAGTGTCGCGTTCCCTTGAGGTATTATATGAAGGAGCATTAATATTAGGCACAAATAGATTACTTAAATGGGAGCTTGCCAAAAATATGATGCGCCCAAAGAGTGATTATACTAAAGTTAGAATGAACTATAGTTTAGTTGCTCCTAGAATGTACAAAGGGCGTATTGAATCACTGGTTAGCCGTATTGAAGGTTTTGCCGATATGATTCAGCTTACGCATTTGAAGCTACAGCAGGTGTTATCTCGTATGGTACCTGACGGGGTTTATCTTGATGCAGATGGATTAGCTGAAATTGATTTAGGTAACGGCACAAATTATAACCCGCAAGAGGCATTAAATATGTTCTTCCAAACAGGTTCTGTTATTGGTAGATCATTTACTTCAACAGGTGATATGAACCCTGGTAAAATGCCAATACAAGAATTACAAAGCGGCGCTGGTGGACAAAAATTAGGAGCATTAATTCAAACGTATAATTATTACCTGCAAATGATCCGCGATGTTACGGGTCTAAATGAAGCGCGTGATGGCAGTATGCCAGATAAAAACGCTTTGGTTGGCGTACAAAAACTTGCTGCGGCAAATTCAAATACTGCAACACGCCACATATTACAAGCTGGTTTATATTTAACTGCAGAAACAGCTGAATGCTTAAGCTTGCGCATATCTGACATATTGGAGTATTCTCCAACGCGTGATGCATTTATACAAAGCATCGGTGTTCATAATGTTGCTACATTAGATGAAATGGTTAATCTTCATCTTTATGACTTTGGTATATTTATTGAATTAGCGCCAGACGATGAAGAAAAACAATTATTAGAAAATAATATTCAGATGGCATTATCCGCTGGGCTAATTGAGCTTGGAGATGCTATCGATCTGCGTGAAATTAAAAACATTAAGCTGGCCAACCAATTGCTTAAAATACGCAGACAAAAGAAATTACAGTCTGATCAAGCAATGCAACAGGCTAATATTCAAGCTCAAGCACAAGCAAATGCTCAGGCACAACAAGTTGCCGCCCAAGCTGAGGTACAGAAACAGCAGGCATTAATGCAGATGAATATGCAAATTGAGCAAATAAAAGCGCAACTTGAAAATCAAAAATTGATGCAGGAAGCACAAGTTAAAA